ACCTGATAGGAATTGTACCAAAGCCATTAGCTTGGTATGATCAAGAGGGGCAGAGTTTTCTACTTCAAAAATTAGCATTACCGTTTAGCCCGACCTATTCCCGCTGTATCTGGCGCCGGTAATTCTTCTGGAGGTGCTTCTCCTCCGGGTGCTTCTCCACCAGGTGCTCCGCCGGGCATTCCTCCTTGGTCTGAACCGGCTCCTTGGTCTTGACCTGGAAGTGGTGAAGGTGCCGCTTGACCAGTTACAATACCCAGTGCTTGATCCATTTGCTGTTTAGCTGATTGAATATTCTGTACTAGTCCACCCAAGGCTGCTACCGCACCTTGATTAAATTGCATTGCTTGATCAACACCTACTTGGTTCTTCATTTCATCAACCAATGCTGGTAGGTCTTTAAACTGCATACTAGATACTTCTTCCAACATTTTCTGAATGTCGTCAACCATTGCTCTAGCTGCCAGCACTACCTGGGCTTGCTGAATTTCTGATTCGCGCAGTACATTATATAACTGGCGACGAACTTTTCTACTTTCTGTTTGTAAAGCTCGCTTGGCAATTAACTTTTGTTCTTTTACTGTCAATGGTAGTCCACGCTTAACTTTAGCCATAGCCATGTTAATTTCTTGAACTTGTTGTTGACCAGGAGCCGGGGCTTGTCCTGGATTTGACGCTGATACGGCTGCTTGCATCTGCGCCGTTTGATTACCAGCTGCCTGCTGAACATTCTGTTGTTGCTGCTGAGCAGTTTTTAACTGTTGTTGTTGGGCTGCTTGTTTTACAGCATCACCAGCGGCGGCGACTGAGTTAGGTTGCGGAGCAGTGACTGCATCTTGTTGTTGGTTCTGAGTAGCACCAACTGTTGAGGCCATACCTACGGTTGGTGTTTCTTGTACTTTGGCCCGTAAAACACGTTCCATCATCATTAGTTTTAAGTAAGTAGGATTTTGCTCGCTACTATGAAAAGCGGGAGTTGCTCGGTGTTCATTTACCAGCTTGCTTACTTTTTTCAGCATTGTACGTGCTTGACGTGTTGATATTACGTCAACGTTGATGCTGTCACCGAAGTAACTTTCAAATACCTTAGCGGCTTGTTTTGATGGCGTGGTCGCGGCCAGTTCGAACAGTTTCATTATTAAATCCTTTTTGTTGATAGTATTTAGCGTAATTTACGCATTTTGTTAATTGTTGCTCCACCTGCTTTTTATGGATAATCTTAGTTTCTAACTTGGTTTCAACAGTCTCACGGAATAGCGAATTTTTACTGCGTTCCGCTACATTTGCCCGTGTGTTAATATCATTAGTTAGATCCATTAGTTTTTTATCCAAAATTAGTATATCTCGAGCTAAGTTATAATTGGAAAACTTAGCGGCTATACACCAACTTAATGCTGTTTTTGTGCTGCTAAACGTACCTGCATCGGTAGCAGAACAATAAACACGACATACATTTTTTTCTTTCTTAATAACATATCGACCAAATACCTCATATTCACCAGCCTCATTTTGGAAAATAAGGTTAGTAGTTATGTTAGGAAACTCTTTCCTAAAGGCTTTATCAATATCCATGTCATTCATCATTTTATAATATAGTGTGCTATAAAGTATCCTACGATTGCCACTAATGTTCCAATAATCCCAACACCCCATCCGATTAACCGATCACTGTTTTTTTCAGCCATTTTTGCCAAAGAAACTTTAACGTCGGTTATTTCAGAACAAAGATGAGTAATTTTGTCATCTACTGTGTTTATTTTATTTTCAAGTGCGTTGTACCGCTCAGCACATAATTCAACATGCGCTTCTAGACTTTTCTTCTCAATGTCGGTGGGTTCAACCATAATGTTTCCTTAACAGTATATTTAGCTTAATAAACTAAACCATATATTTTGATCGACACCATTAACTACTAAAAATGGGGTTATATTTTCGTTATTTCCCAGTTGTATTAACATGGGAACCCCAGCACAGTCGGATAACAGCATCTCAGTGGGGTTTTCCTCAGATCCGTATACATAGGGTGTATCTACTTCAAACCCAAAATTCCATATGCTATCAGATTTTGTCGGGTTATCTAATTTTGCTATCTGTGTGCGCAATCCAATCAATTGTGTTACAGTTTCCCAATTGCGTTGTTGATTTCTTGCATGATTCCATGAGCGTTCATCTACAATATTCTTCCCCGAAACGTCAATAAACGGAACTCTCGAGGATTTATAATGCCCGGTAACCCCGGTGGCAGTAATATCAAACAAAGTTTTACAAGAAAATCTCATTCAGAGTCTTTGGATAGTTCATATAGCATTTCAGCCTGCGTGCATATATCATTAAGTGATGGATTATCTCTTCTAGCATTAAATATTTTTATCCAACGCTTATATTCAGCTTTTTCTTTGTCAAGAACTTGATCGGTGGAAAGTAAATGCCGGTGTGTATCGCCAGGTTTACGGACGTACACCGTACGTCCTCCGTCCGGGCTTTCAAAAATTGTTATTTCAGTAATTTTGCTGACCATCATAATATGTGTGTATTTAACTGATTAAAATATAGTGTCAACAAAAAGCCCCTTTCGGGGCCTTTAATTATTGCTCGCTTACAAACAGATTAAGTTTTTTAGCTTCTTCAATAATCATATCCGTACTGGGAAAGTCTGGCATTGTGGGAAATTGCAAGGCTAACTGTTCTTCAGTAGGACCTTCTACTCCAACAAAGACTTCTCGTTTGGACATAAATTCGTCCATAAGATTTTGTCGTTTTTGGAATACTGGCTCATATAATGAATCCTTGGCCAGCTTTAGTAATTCGAGACGAATCTCGTAAGGTGTTTTGCTCATAGTTTTCTCCTTGTGTGAATGTGTGTGTGTTAAAACACGAGCAATATTACTTAGTCATAGAAAAGACAGCCAACAAAAAACCCGCCTAAGCGGGTTTAGTGTTTTTAAAGATAACTTTAAAATTACGCTGCTGTTGTAGCTGTTGAAGCTAAACGGAAACCAACGTCTGTTACAGTTGCGCCAGATGCATCATAGCCTGTACCAGCAACGTTAGAACCTAACGCACGGATAGCGGCTTGTAATGTAGCTGCTGTGTAAGCTGCTGTTGGGTATAAAGCCAATGACATGTTTGTAACGTTAGCGGTAGCAGCAACTTGATAAATTGCGACTGTCGCTGTCTGCTGAATAGTTTGCAAAATTGTCTGGATTGCTCCGTTAACACCGGCTTGGGCTGAAGGATCAGCACCTAAGTCTACTCCGAAGAAGTCCAGTTTTGGACCCATGAAGTTAACTGGTACACCTGCTGGTGCGTATGTTGCGTTTGCTGCTAACTGTGGGCCGTTAAGCGTGTCAGTTGCGAATACTGGTTGTGAACCACCTGATACTAATGGAATTTGTGCCATTTTAAATCTCCTAGTTGATGGACTCTGATGTCCTACTTTTATTTAGTCAGAATATGAAAAATGGCTATTATGGGTTGAATTATATGTAGTTTTGGCGATTATTGCGTGTAAATTTAAACCGATCAACTAGTTTGCTGATCCCTCCCGGTGAGGCAACTACCCATCCTTCGTGGCCAGGTTGTTGTCTATCCAACTGCTTCAATAGGTCCATTTTAATGTCATGTAATAATACAAACGCTGTGAAAGCTGCGCCCATTCCATCTAAATTAGAACTGGGACTCTGCAGGTATTCTACAATATTTCTATATTTGCGTGGAGTTACCGCATTACGCAACCACGTACCAAATCTTGAAATCAATGTATCAGCTGTAAACCCTTCTTCATGTTCACTCTGTATCACATTGTTTATAAAATCCACACATAATCTTGGGAGATCACTTATCTGCATCTGCCTAAGTTCTGCCGGATTAAACAACGTATCGATATCATTACCATGCAACTCTATTATACTTCGTAGTTGTTTAGATAAATCTCGATCGGTGAGTTTAACATTTTCAGTTGGTCTAACTGGATTAATAATTGTTAGCCCAGGTACTGAATTAAGTTTTATATTACCAATGGGTTGTTTAGCGGCACCATGATCTTTATAATAGGTATGTATAGCTACACCCATATGGCTGTTGGCTATACTTTCCCCTAATTCGCTATTTGTTGGAATTTTATATTCCACGGTATTGGGCTTAAAAACTAAAGACCCGGTGTCTTCTATAGGTTTTTCCGAGTACAATAGATCACCATGAATAAAACCTCGAAACTTCGGAGGTACAGCTCGGGCTAATAAGGGCCATAAGAGTTCATATATAGGCGCCAGATGTTCTTTACGAGTTCCCATGTCATCGGCATCTCTGCCATCTAAATGACTGACAAGATTAGCGGGATTAGAAAATAACCCATCGTATGTTTTAGCATTATATCCGCTAACATCGGTTAATATAAATGCACCGTCTTGATCTCGGCCAAATATAATAGCTGGTTTTCCGTCCCATTTTACCGTCGCTGAATTGGGTGCATCCTTGGACAAATGTCTAATATGAGTAAGTGCATCGGCAATCCCCGCGACACCTTTTCTAAATACTAAATCTTCGATATGATCTATTCCACGTGTTCTGCCACCATGAATTTCAGGTAGATCAGATTCTATTAACTTCATCATACCCCGATTTACAATTCGATCACGCAATCTAGAAAGAAAATTGATATCAGATTCGCTCTGTGGATTAGGATTCTTTATAAAACTAAAATCAGTTTGTATAAATCCCCTATTAGGATTGCCATTAATCGGGGTTTTAAAATAGATCTTTGACCCTGAATTTTTTACATATTCTTTTGAGTTAAACTCTTGACTATCGCACCAATGCCGCAATTCGGCCATTAATTGATCTGGGGATATCTTATTAGCGTCTATATTAAGTTCTAGTTTATGTAAACTATGCTGGTCAGCATTACTGATATTGTCCAGTAGGTTTAAATCAACCATGTGCTCAAGCCATTGCACCGTTGTCTTAATGTCCGTTTGTTCGATACGTTGGGTATCCAATTTTCCTTCATTATCGTTAAACACCAGATGCATCTGTTTTCCTTACGGTACGGGTAAATTTAGCTGGATCGCGTAATTTAATTGCATTAATTAATTTGCGAGTAAGGTTATCTGCTTGCTCTGGGGTATACGTCTGATCTATTTGCTCTAATAAACGAATAGCCGATGAGATTATGTTATTGGCACGGTTTTCGATAACATGACGTTGATCATATTCGATGTATATCGAGTCTAATTCTTCCAATAAACTACGGGTTTTCTTTTGCATTTTAATCAGAACCTTTCTATTATTTATTACTATTCCAAATATAAGGATCCGAATTAACTACTCTTAATTTGTGATAACATTTGTTTTAACTTATTACTTTGCAATTCTGCTGTAATTTTTCCTGTTTCTTCTTTATTTTCAGTATCCACTACTCTGCTTTGTGTTTTAATGTTTTCCAGTACATTGGGACGCTTAAATGAGCTTACTGCACTTGCATCTTCGGGCAAATCACTAATTCTCATAGTTTCTACGTTGTATTCCAACTCTACTTTTTGGCCCACACCAGTACTACTACGCGATTTCATACACTGAATTTGATAACGGCCACGTTCTTTCATAGCCCTGCTGGTAAAAATACCAAATACATTATCTGCTGTGTTAATCTTACTAATACCACCAGCGATATGACTATGGTCAAATTCAATTTCTTCCACTGCGCTTCGATTTAATTGCGATGCCGTTACGAATAATACGCCCAGTTCTTGCGATAAGTTGCGAAGTTCTTCTGCTACGTATTTGTCCTTGATAAACTGATCGTTGGGATTTACTTTGACAGATACTGGCATTACTAAATCCAAATAATCCACCATGACAAAGTCAACTTTAATGCCAGTTTGCACTTGAACTTCTTTCAAATACGCACGAATATCATTAACATTGCTTTGTGCAGGTAACGCCTTGACACGATATTGACCAGCTTTTTTGCTAAAAACTCTAACTTTCAGTTCTGCTGAATCTAGATCTTTCCTAATATCTTTAGTTGACATACCGGATAACATGGCGTCAGTTCTTAATCCAACTAGTTCTTCACTAAGTTCCAGGCTAACGTATACACCACTTAACCCCTGTTCCAACCAACTAATAGCTATGTTCATCATAACCAAAGATTTGCCTGATCCAGATCCGCCTGCAAAGATATTTAATTCGCCGCGGCTAAATCCACCATATAATATTTTATCTAGACTTGGCCATCCTGTACTTACTTGACCACCACTGTTAAAATATTTGTCATTTCTTGCTTTGGGGCTGGCAAAATAATCTGTTCCCATATCCTTCTGCAGGCTAATCTGCACCGCATCTTTAATTAATTTTTCTACCGGGGCATATTCACCTTTTTCCAATAAGTCGGCTGATTTAAGAATAGCTCGTTCAAGTTCCTGGCGTTGAGTAAATTTCTCAAATTCTTCCATAAACCATTCTAAACTACCATCAGGTAGATCAGGAATCGCATTTAATTTTATCCCGGTTGTGGCTGATACCTGTGCCAGAATAGGCAAAGAACTATGGTTAGCGTAGTGTTCTTTAATAAACTCTGCTGCCGGCCTAACGCTGCGATCAAAGTTTTCTGGGTTATATATATTCTGCACACGAATAAAAGATTCAGCATCGTGTAGCATCATCTCTAAAAATAACCGTTGTGTCTCAATTCCGTAGTCGTTTAACAAGTTGTCTTTTCCTTAATTCAATTTTAATTCTGCTGGTCTCTTTAGATTGCAATATAGTTATTAATGTTGCAATCTTACCTAATTTTATCACTGCGTCATTTACATCTTTAATACCTTCTGGCCAGTCGGGAATACTAACTGCCCAGTTTAATTCTACTGCACGATCCACTAATTCCATGCCCGCGATATCCTGATCCGGGACCACGATTATTTCTTTACCTATATTGCGTATTAACCTAGCTTGTGCATCGCTTACTGTATTATGCATTAATGCTAATCCGTCAATACTTAATGCATCAAATATACCTTCTGTTACGATTACATATTGCCAATCTTGTTGTTGCAGGTCAGTACCAAATACATATCCTGGCTGAAAATAATTGATCCATACCGGTTTACGATCATCTAAAAATCGTACCGTACTACCAACTAATGTGTTATTATAGGTAAATGGAATAATAACCCCGGTCCGTGCGCCCTTAGTTGAGCTAATCATATAAGGATAGTCAATCGGTGCTTGCCTGCGGCGTAAGTAATTCCAAATATCTGTATGCTCGGGAGTTACAAATTCTACACCTCCCATGTCTCTTTCTTCAAAATGTATGCCTAATATAGCATCAGCAGTTCGTTGTCTATCATCTATCATGCCCTCAATACTACGATGCCGCAGACTTTCTAATTGAATTCTGTCGATTTCTTCTGCAGGCACATTGAGCCAAGATAAAAATTTACGTGCTTTGATGCTAAGATTGCGTCCTAATATAAAACTAGCTGTAAAATTACAATTAAAACAATGATAACTCCAGCCCTCGATACTGCCTTTAAATCCGCCACGTTGACGCCGATCTACGCTTTCACCATTATGTATGCAACAAGGTCCATTAAATGACACCCAGCCTGAGCTGGATTGTTTTCTTTTTGCAGGTAAGAAGGAGATGATGTCAATCATGCTATAGTTTAGCAGATGTGACTACGCTAAATCAACTTTATCGGTATAATATGTTTGTAATATAGCCAGTTGATATAATGGGAAATGCACCTTGGTTGGCAGGGGGAACAGGATATGCCCCAGGATTAATTCCGCCAGCTGGAATAGGCCAGTAACCTGCGCCGCCGTCTAAAATATTAAATCCAGTGACAACACCATATTGATTTATTATGGATTCTACTACAGCACCAGATCCATTGCCCAAAATATCAACCTTAGGCGGGGCCAGATATCCAGCGCCACCATTTTGCACTACCATGCCGGTTAATACACCGTCGGTACAGACAGCATACGCCGATGCCGGAATCCCTGGAGGATTTGGAGTAGAGAAAAGACTATTATTAAAACATAGTCGAAGTAATGGATACCATCCATATACGTTCATATGAATGGTGCCGGTTTTGTTCAAGTAAGTAGTAGATTCTGTGACGTTAATCCAAATACTTTCGTAATTTTGCGCCCATTGTGCTTTGATGGTTCCGGTATACCCTATCAAGTCCAGTTGAATTGTAGTTATAAAGTTTCTGGGTTCGATAAAACTTGAGAAAAATTCTGTATTCTGATAGTTGTTGAAGAACATACTGCCATTTCCACCATAATACCAATTACCGGCCCACCCAGGATAATTTTGATATCCTGCGCCATCCAATGAAGTCTGCGCACTTATTTTTATAGTGGGTACTGTACATGGGATAGATGGTACAAATCTTGGGAAAACAGAGTTAACTAAATCAATTGGCGCACGAGCTCCGGCTTGTGCATTTGTAAATACTGCCTGATTTAGATTGCCACTTTGCACGCTAATAGAATAGTTAGCAGGTTGAGCTACTAACTCCAGTGTATCCTGTGCCGGAACATATACTTTCACTTGCCCAGTTGCAGCATTGAGTATGGTCATTGGTTCTTGTAATAACAGAACTGTTCCAGCAGTATTTGTCACACGAAACGTAAAGGTACACCCGTTTACATTAACCGGCTTCTCATCCTGGTTAACAAAGGAAAATAGGAGTACATTATCTACCCCTAAATTAAGAGTTAGTCTTTTAGCGTACACAGGGTCGTACCTCATAGAAAAGTATTGCCCACTGCTGTCGAGCAATAGCACTTGTGTTCGTTGCTGATAAAGGTAAGCGGTGGTTGAATACATACATCTTATTTAGCTAAATTTTGAAAGATGTTTTTGAACATAAATATTCAGAAGCGATAACTACATTAGATGAACAAAGAAATCTTTGAAAAACTAACCGAAAAATATCCATTTATAACTCTATGCGTATACTCTACTCAGGAATATGTAGGGATAATACAAAACCGTGATGATGCGATTACCACTATGTACGACTTTGGTAGTATCATTGACATGGAAGCTAAAAAGCTATTTTTAGAACTAGCCAATGTTTGGTGGTGGGAAAGTAACAGAAGTATCCCCATTAATATATTCCTTAAAAAAGAATGGGAACCATTCAGGGGCTATATTCGTACTTTTGTTAACAAGGACCTTGAAATAATACATGGTCCGATATGTAGTCTAGCAGAATTAGCCCGCAGCAAATCAAAACGTAGATCTATTACACTTGTTCGACGGATGCCGGACTAGAGTCTTCTAATAGATTCATATGTAATGCCACTAGTGCGCTGTATGAAATAGAGTGGCTTTTTTTAAACGTAAACCCTCGACTATCATCACCGTCCCAAACGCTAGCAAACACTTCTTTCCAGGGACGATTTTGCAAATGTGCTTTTCCAGGTCGTATAATTGCTATAAATGCCGCCATCCTGGTGATGGAATCGGGTTGCATACGTGCCAATAAATCAGTATATTTCCCTATATGCACAAGATTGTTAGTCCATTCGGGATCAGTCCAAAGACGTTGCCAATTAGGTTCCTTGGCTAACAGTTGATCATACTGTTCTTGGGTCTTTATCAGCTTGTACACATTCATATTCAGCAGATCTATTTTAAAATAACCACGATCTTCGGCTTCTTTGTAGTCTATTGCTGCACATTGATGTATAGGATCGTAGGGAATGTCCGTTACATACACCCCGGAGTTATGATTCCGAACTTTTCCCTGTACTGTTTGCCTTGCGGGAACGGCTCTAATCAGTTTTAATAACTGTTCCCTATCTGCTAGGTCTAAATCAATATCTGCTGACATTACCAACCTGCCTTTTTTAATAGTTCTT